GGGTCAGTGACCATCAGGTGGGGCGAGACGCCGTTCAGCGCCTTGGCCACAGTGTCTGCATCGGTGCTGTCACCGCAGACCAGTCGATGTTTTCCGAGCAGCCAGACATCGCCTTGTCGGGAAACAGGATCGATCGGTGCTTCCGGGATCTCGTCGGGATCAGTGTTTCCTTCGGTTTTCTCGGCCAGCAACTTGCCAAGCTCGTCGTTAGAGAAGCCGGTCAGCATTAGGTCGAAGTCGAAGCCCTGCAGGTCGCCCAGTTCGACGGCCAGCAGTTCGAGATCCCAGCCTGCATTCAGCGCCAGCTTGTTATCGGCGATGACGTAGGCCTTTTTCTGGGCCTCGCTCCAGCCCTTGGCGACCATGGTCGGGATCTGGGTGAGCCCCAGCTTGCGCGCGGCAAGCAGTCTGCCATGGCCAGCAATCAAGCCGCCGTCTTCATCGACCAGGATCGGATTGGTCCAGCCCCATTCGCGGATCGAGGCGGCAATTTGCGCGACCTGTTCGTCCGAGTGCGTGCGGGAGTTGCGCGCGTAGGGCGTGATCTTCTCTATCGGCCAGAGCTCGCTGCTCTGGGCCGGCCAGTCCTGATCCATATGATTTCCTGATAGACAATTGGCACAGGTGGCGACTGCCGTGAGATCATGCCATCTAAGGTGCCACGGGCATGGGGAATGGAGGCATCATGCCAATGACCGATGGCTGATCAGTTGAACGACCGGAACCGGGACCGCCTGGCGCACAAGCGGCAAGAGCGCTGCGTGCAGCGCTCCTCAGCGGAGCATATTCAGCGCCAACCACTCCGGCCGACGCAGCTTATTTTTCTGATCTGCGCAATCGCTGCGGACTGGTTTCTGACCCTTCAGATCCCACAGGCGCTTGCTGAAACTAGGGGGCCTCAACAGGCACTGAAACGAGACCTTCCGCACGCTTGGCGAGTTTGCGGTCAAAGGTCACGAAAGCGCTGCAATGGCCCGAACGGGCAAGATGCAGGGCATCGGCAAAATCCATCCCCTCGCTCATCCAGTCCAATGCCTGAGCAACCTCAGCGGGCTCCTCCAGCGTCACTCCCGCCAGCCCACCAAGCCCGCGCAAGGCAGCAGCAATCTCAGGCGACGAGAAGCGATAGCCGGCCCGCAAGACCCACTCGGTTTCCAGCGCCACCGTTGTACCGATGAAAACTTCACCGGCCTCGATGACGCGCCGCGCGGCCTGTGCCTGCTTCAGATCGTCAGCCGTCAGGAAGCGAACAATGACATTGGTATCAATCGCGCGCACGGCGTTTCGCCTCCTGAGCGATCGCCGCATCCATATCCTCGATCGACAAGGCGGGCCCGCTGCGCTGCAACGTGCCAAAAACGGCATCAATACTCGTTTCAGGGAAAGTGGGGGTGGCCTTGAGAAGTACGCCATCTGGCGTGTTCTCAACGGTCAGCCGGGTGCCCGCCGCCCAATGCCGCAGGTCGCGGATGGCCTTGGGCAGGATAACCTGACCCTTGGTCGAGATCACCGTAGTAATCCGCTCCTGCACACCCACATTCACCTCCATCGGTAAGACAAAGGTAAGATACGCCCTTCGAGGATGGTTTGCAAGGATCGGCTTGGCTGACCTTTCAGATCAGCTCTAGCTCGGTCAGCACCTTGGCGGTGTCGAGCAGTTGATCGGTCCGGACCGTAAATTCGATGTGGCAACAGGCGGGCGTGCAGCTAATAAGTAGCAATGACCCTAACCCAGATTGACCTCTGGATCGGCAAGACGCTGTTCGTCCCACCGATCATCAAACTGTGCCATCTTACGCGTCAGAGCCAGTTCGCAGTCTCACGGATGTTCTGGTTCGCCGCGGCGCTTGACGGTCTGTACCGCGCCGAGACGATGATGGGTCAGGTCATCTGGGGTGGGATGAGTATTTTCATGCTGCTCACTGCCGGGCGCCGAGCAGACAGCCCGACCGTCAGCTTCATGTTCTTCAGGCTGCTTGCCTTGGCCCTTCTGATCCTGGAAACAGCGGGCAGCGTGGCTTCGGGTGTATGGGGCGAAGTTGAGTTCTGGCTGTTCGTCGTATTCGCCGAATATGCGGCAGCCATCCGCAACTTACCGCCCGCTGCGACCGCGACGTCAAGACAGCGTGCTAGAGAGGCTCGCTGAAGCGAGCATTTGACCCCCGGTCGCTAACTCGCGGTTGCGTGAAGTTTGGACCATGCGCGGTTTCCGTCCCGCAGGCCCCAGAGTTTCGACCTCCCCCCGGGGTATCAGCCGATCGGCCAGCCATCCGGTCCGGTGCCGACCGTCCGGCGAAGCCCGAACTGCTCGGCCGTGCGAACTTGGTGGCAGTCGGCGCACAGGCAACGGATGTTGCTGTCGTCGTCGCTTCCACCCTTGGTGAGCGGAACAATGTGGTCTGGCACCGTGGCTTCCCGAACGATGCCCCTGGCAGCGCAGTCCCGGCAGAGCGGTTCGGCACGTAATCGTCGCAGACGCTGCGCGACCGCCCGACGCCCACGCAGTCGTTCAGCCATGCCCAACGCCTTATGCGAAACGCGCCCGGAAGCTGGTGGGCTCCGGGCGCAGTTCTCAATTCTCGAATTTCGGAACACTATGTCAGACGCAAAGTCCCGTCAACAATAAATTGAATAATACTCCAATAGATTCAGTTTTTTACTTCAATTGGCAGGCAAGGTAATCTGATCACGAACTGTCCCTCCGGACCCGGAACAGCCGGCACAACGCATCCAGGCCATGGCCAAGGTTGCGCAGATCTACTGGCGACCACTGCAAGGCATCGGCATCGTGGCGCACCACGGCATGGACCAGGACGCTGGGTTTGCGCCCGACAGTGCCGGGTGCGTCGCTGTCTGCCGTGCGCAGCATCAGGATCGCACTGGCGGCCTGCCGGCGGACCTTCGCGACCAGCTCCGGATCGGGATCAGGCGCACCGCCACCAAAGATTCCCTCGTTGATCAACAGGGCCGTCACCGATCGCGGCTGGTCCATCGGCAAGCCCATGACCGCACGGTTGCGGGCCATGATCTCGCCGTAGATCTGGCCGGCCGCATATTGCTCGGCGTCGATCACCCCGGCAAAGGCCAGCCGGCCCAGTGCCGTGCCCAGACGATCGTCCTTCGCCTGGGCAGGCGTGACACCGAAATGCCGCTGCCTGGCCTCAAGCACAGTGGCCATGGCATCGCGCTGGCTTTCCTCGCGTGGCCGCTTTCCGCAGGGCAAGCGCTTGCCGGCCTTACGCTTACGACCGCGTGCCATGGGCGCCTCCGTAGAGCCGTTCTCCGATCGCCCGGATGGCTTCCCGCTCAAGGGTAGTGAGCCGCTGGTCGCTGACCGACACCGCGAGGATACCGCTGCGCCATCCGTCCCGGCGCAGCTGTTCGCCGTCGCGCTGCCCGGCATGGCCGTAGATTTTCGAGGTCATGCCCATCAGCCGATCTCCCGCAGCAGGGCGGCATAGCCGATGACATCAACCACGCTGTCGGCATGGCGCGGATCGTAGCTGAGCCGGGTGAGCTTGAGGTCGATAATGCACAGCGCGACCTGGGCCGGCGTCACCGGGGTCCCAAGCGTGATCGACCAGCGATCGGCAATGGCTTTGAACTGCTCGGCTGGATCCCCGTAATCGTCGCGGCGTTCTTCCAGCACCTTGGCGGTGTGGCCGAGAATGGACCAGCTGGTCATCGCACACCTCCACGGGTCGCGATGGCCCAGCACAGGATGGCGATGGCGTCGGCCTCGTTGTCATCGACCGGGAAGAACCCGACCTTGCGGACAGCATCCATGACCGCGGCCTTATCGGCATTGCCCTTGCCGGTGATGAACCGCTTGATCGTGCCCACCGGCACGCCTTGGTAGGCAACCAGGTGCTCTTCGCACCAGGCGGTCAGCACGGCCAGCAGGCCGCCATAAACGTGCGCGGCATCGGTGCCGACGTGGCGCCGCACTTCCTCGAAGTAGACCGCCTCGATCGGCCCGGCATCGCTGTCGAGCTGTTCGAGCCAGCGACGGAAGCGCAGGAACCGCATCCCACCACCATCGAACC